TTGAGTTATAAAACCTTTACTTTTTTAATATTTTTAGGTGAAAGTATGAATGAAGAAAACAAAAAGGCAATAGCATTTTTAAGGTATGCTATGAGCAGATTAGAAGCAATACTATCTGACCCTGATGGCTTTTCAGTTTACAGAAACTCTTTCATAAGGGCTTTGAACAAGGCAGATGAATACGGATTAAATCCATACATTATTGAAAAAGCAATTAGAATATATGAAGAAATCACAGATTTTGTGAAGGAAGAACCTAAAAAGTTGAGCAAATTTGAAAAACTTTACTACAAGGTTATGGCAAAATTGTATAATGAAATGTGAAGTTCAAACAAGAAGAATTGCCATAAAACAAACCTTTAAATTTTAAAGAAAAATAATTTCTATAATCCAAATATGTTATACATTTTTCTCTGATTTCATTTAGAGTATCATTTATGCCTTTCTCGAACGCATTTCTAATCGATAAGCAGAAAATCAAAAAGCAAATTATAAGGATTATATCAGCGATATAACTAATTTTCTTTATCATAATTATTTTATGCATAATATATTATTTATAAGATTTTTTTTAGCAAACAAAACGCCTTGTTGATATGTTAAATCATAAAAATAATTGTGAATTAATAAAAGAAAGATAATTAAAAGCACATCGACAAATATGATAGCCAAATCCTTTTTCTTTTCATCTTTAATAAATTTGTTAATTAAAAATCCCATAATATTTCACTCATTTTATATACTCCAATAAATATCTGTTTCTCCACCAATACATTTCAGCATATTTGTCTGCCTTTTCCCAAGTGTCAAAAAACATAGGTTCTTTGTCCTTGCTTTCTTGAAATATTATTTTAGGTTCTTCGTTGCATTCTTCTTCCATATCTATTTCTTCTCTTGTATTGAACATTTCAAAAACAACAGGTGTTTTAAACATAAATTGCCTTAACATCATATTCGATTTTGGATAACCTCCTTTAAATACAAGAACTTTACATATTGTTTCAGTTCTGTTAAGTATAGGATAAGATGTAAAATCGAGTATTTTTCTTATTCTTTTGTCAAGAAGGTCGAGAAGTTGTGTAGTGAATATATAAACCAACTCTCTCTTTCTCGAGCGTAGAAGTATGTCAGAAACCAACTTGTTTCTTTTAGTTCCAGAAGCACGGCTGTCTATTATTGTCCACATTTCATCGAATACGCAGTATCCTTCACTCATTTGCGTCATTTGGTTAACTCCTTTTATGTAAATGTAAGGAATTTTGTATAAGTGGTAATTTGAGTATATTTTAGCCCTTTTTTTAAACCAATTAGACCAGGCAAGATAGGTTAAAGTAACTGTTTTTCCACTTCCCAATTCACCTATTATAGAGAACAGCACCATAATTATCCAACTATTTTAACTTCGCATTCATATCCCAAATCTTTAAGATATTTGTATATGCTGTCAGTTATGCTTTTAAAAAATCTTTTAGGAATTGATATGTTTCCTAATATGTTCAAAGGTATGTTGTTTTTTATTATTATCTTGTCCCCTTCTATGTAGTTTATGTTCGTTATGAATTCAGGAACAAAATCCTCTATCTTTTTTGAAATACCTAAAATTCTTGACTTTCTGCTTTTAACTGCGTTTTCTCTCGATTTTTCGTAAGTTTCTTCAGCAACCTTTAAAAATTCTTCTAACTTTTTGTTTATAAACTCGAGAGTTTGAGGTTCTTTTGAGTATTTTGGTGTAACTTCTATTATCATATCGCTTCACTTCACTTAACTTCTTCTGACATACTTCTCTTCTTGTTTTTAATGTATTCCAATAGTGAAGAAAGCCAACTTGCGTTTTCCTTTTCTTTTTGCTTGTATTCTTCTTCGTATCCATAGAGTTCTTCTAAATTCAATACCTTGTCAATTTTACCTTCTTCCTTTTTTTCTTCAGTCATATAAATACCTCCTTATCTAAAACCTGCGAACATATCTTTCAATCCACCTCCACCCTTTCTCCTTTCTCCAACTTCTCTCAATCCTCCACTTATGAACACGAATTCTCTTCTACCAAGCCTGAACCTTGATATTCTCAAAAGAAGGAATTTCTCAGTCCAAGTGTCTATTATTTTTATTCCAAGTTTTTTTGAAAGAGAAATCAAGTAAGCAAGAATGAATATCTCGTTTGCCGTCACATCTGTTACGGTATATAGTTTGTTTCCTGTAGGATTAAGAAGTTCTATGTTTATTTTTGCTAATGCTTCTTCTAATCCAAACAAATCAATTTCTTCAGTTTTTTTAAGTTTTTCTCTCAAATCTACCATAACATCACGGCTTTGCTGTAGGTATTAAACCTGCTGAATATAATGCGTATCCGAATATGAACAGGACTATTAGAATTGCAAAAAATATTATAAATCTTCTTCCTATTGTTGTTTCAGGAGTTACATACTGCCTAAGAGATTTTAAAAATCTCATTTCAGAAGTGTCTCTAATTAATGAAGGAAGTTGAGTTTTTGAGAAGTGCTTGTCTGTTATTTCAACAGGTTCTAACTTTTTATAAATAAAATATTTAAAATTATAACCTTCTTTTTCCATCTTTTCTATGTTAGTCATAATTTGATTTATTTCAAATTCTGTAAAGTTTTCATCTTTAAGTTTATTAATCAAGTCATCTTTTTTCAAAATTTCTCTTTTCTGTTCTAACTCTAAAGGAACTAAAGATTTCCAAGAAAATATGTAAAGGTCTTGTGCAGATCTGCTAAGCAAACCATCTTTTATAACCTTTATTGGTCTTGTCCTGTCAACAAAAAAGTCGTATCTTTCATCTTTATCAATATCTAATGTAATGAAACCTGACTTAACTTGTGCTTCCATTTCTCTTCCTGAAAAATCGCTATCAAGAAGAATTGCCTTTACCTTTCTTTTCACTTCCATAATAAACCTCCTTTATTTTAAAAATGTAATCAGCAATTTTCCTTCCTTTGTCCGTGAAACACCAAACCTTTTGGTTGTTTTCATTAACTCCATTACAAGTCAAAATACCGTTAGAAAAAAGGTAATTAACAATAAAATAGTATCTAACGCTGTCGAACATATTTTGCTCACTTTTAGTTATTTTTCCTCCATTTTCTCTTATTTGCAAAATGAAATCCATTACCTTTTTTGTCAAATTAATCATATTAATAATTTTAGAATTTAATATTTAAATATTTGTATATATTTGATTTTTTTAGTATCTACATTTATAAGCAGTTCAAACAAATATTAACAAGGTGATATAATATGGCAGATATTAGAGCATACACAAAAGGATTTGTTGAAGGAATTATTGGAGTGACAATTGCAGTATACCTTATACCTGTATTGACAAGTGCTTTAGACCAAATTACAGGAATGCCTCTTCTTTCAGTTGCCTTAGTAGGAACAATAGTTTCAGCAGGAGTTCTGATGTTCATACTCACGGTATTCTTGTAAAGAAGTAAGCATAACAGAAGAACAGTTGGAAAAAAAGGTAGGTTTATTTATAACCTTCCTTTTTTTTCTTTTTTAGTAAGTAATATAAATAAGCAATACAAAATAATAATATAAAATAACAAAGGTGAAGTATGGTTAAAAAATTAGTAGTGTTTACATTACTATTTCTGTTTTCGCTATTTCTTTCAATAAATTCTTCTTATTCCCTAACTTATATAGATAGTTGTTATAGTTTAACAACTGAAAATGAAACTTATGTTCTGAACCAAAGCATAGGTAATTATAATGGAAACTGTATAAATGTAAATGCAAACAACATAACATTAGATTGTAATGGTTATTCTATAGAAAACATAACAGAAGGAGCTGCTATATATTCA